GTAGATGAATATAATAGGAATCCAGACCCCACCCTTGGGGAATCTTTACCGCCACCCACATCTGGCACGGTGACTGGACTGCCATCGGGATTAACGCCTGAACAAGCAAGAATTCGTCAAGAGGAACTGGCATCAAGGACAGGTGGTGGGTTTTCAAGATTAGCACCAAGAAGAGTGTCCGACGGCGAGATAAACCTAGATTCTTTCAGAAGATTAAACCCACAAATCGAAACAGGTGAAGGTTTTATATCAACGCCAATCCCTGCTCAAGATTTTACAGGAGCGCCTCCTCCGATGATGGACGCGAGCCAATATCTAAGAGCAGGTGGAGGAGGCAGGGGTGTCCCACCAATTCTTACTCAAGGTTTGCCCGAAAGGCCAGATCTAATCCCTGCTAGGCCAGCGCGTTCTGTTTCACAAACACCAGAAGAATCGTTGAGACAAAGGGCGCTCGCAGGAAACAGGAGGGGCACGGGCTTAGACTTACCACCTGTTGTTACGGCACCTAGACAAGTCGATCTGATGCCAGCGTTAGTGCCACCTCCACCCACTCCACCTCGATTAACAGCAGAAGAAAGGACAGGGTTTAGCGGTGCTATGGAACGACGTAGTTTAACAAATGACTCACCTAGAATTCGAGCGATGCAAATGGAGCAAGCTGGTCTCAGGCCAAACGTCAGGCCAACGCGTGCGCCAGTTGTCGCTGCTAAAACCACACAGACAGCGGATTATGCAGTACCAATAGTCAGGCCAACGCCTGCGCCAGTTGTCGCGCCTGCGCCAGTTGTCGCTCCTCCAACCTCTCCTTCTGATGTACAACAACAAATTATGCGTCAGATACAGATGGAGCAAGCTGGTGGGAGGCCAAACATCAGACCAACGATGAACGTCGGGAAGGCTACAGGTGGCCCTGTAGGTATACATTCAGGTATCGCATCACTGGTGGGTAGACGCTAGATGACGCTGGCGAAGGTACAGTTCGCCCCAGGCGTTAACAAAGAGGGAACCGAATACACAGCAGACGCTGGCTGGTTCGACTCTGACAAGATTCGATTCCGCAAAGGCCGAGTAGAAAAGATCGGTGGCTGGACAAAGTACAGTGACGCTAGTTTTCTGGGCGTGTGCCGATCACTGCATAACTGGTCATCACTAGAATCTATTAACTACATTGGGATTGGCACCAACCTAAAGTTCTATGTGGCAGAGGGTTCTGGGTATAACGATGTTACACCGATCAGGCTGACATCAGGTGCTGGCGATGCCACCTTTGCCGCAACGAACGGGTCATCCACTATCACTGTGACTGAGAATGCTCACGGCGCAGTGGTCAATGACTTTGTAACCTTTACTGATGCGGCAACACTTGGCGGCAACATCACCGCGACCGTTCTTAATCAAGAATATCAGATCGCGTCTGTGCCCACGACAAACACGTTCACCATAGAGGCGAAAGACACAAGCGGTGCTGCTGTCACTGCAAACTCTAGTGACACAGGCAACGGTGGTAGCTCGACCGTTGCTACCTATCAGATCAACACAGGTCTGAACACATTCTTACAGGGCACAGGCTGGGGTGCAGGCACATGGGGTTCTGGCACTTGGGGTAGTTCAAGTAGTGTTGCTGCTGCCGGTCAGCTACGATTATTCAGTCAAGACAACTTTGGCGAGGATCTCATCTTCAACGTCCGTGGTGGCGGCATCTACTACTGGGACGAATCATCTGGCACAGGGGCGAGAGCCATCAACGCTACCGCACTAGCGGGTGCCTCTAACGTGCCGACTGTGGCATTACAGATTTTGGTCTCTGATATAGATCAGCACGTCATTGCGTTTGGTGTGAATCCGATAGGCTCATCAAACATAGACCCGCTCCTCGTCAGGTTCTCTGATCAAGAAAACGCTGCTGACTGGACGCCTACGGCTATCAATACAGCCGGTGGTGTACGAATCAACTCAGGTTCTCAGATCGTTGGTGCGGTGCAAACACGGCAAGAGATACTGATCTTTACCGACGTAAGTCTGCACTCTATGCGATTTACAGGTGCGCCATTTACGTTCCAGTTCGCAACACTCAGTACCGATGTATCTATGATCTCGCCTAACGCAGCGGTCAACGCCAGAGGTGCGGTGTATTTCATGGACTCTGGTGGCTTCTATGTTTACAACGGATCGGTGCAGCCACTGCCATGCAGTGTCAAAGAGCATGTGTTTTCTAACTTGAACAAGGGCCAAGCGTTCAAGGTGTTTGCTGCTGAGAACAACGACTTTTCAGAGGTGATCTGGTTCTACCCTGTAGGCACCGACAACACAGAGATCACCAACTATGTGTCGTACAACTACGCAGAGAATCTTTGGGCTGTTGGTACACTAGATCGAGGTGCTTGGATCGGATACTCGCAAAACTCTAATCCGATAGCGTCATCTGTGAACACGGGTGTGACGGACGCAAACTTCTTGTACAACCATGAAATAGGGTTCGATGATGACGGGTCAGCGATGACTGCGTTTGTGGAGTCTGGAGATCTGGAGATTGGGGAAGGCGATAGATTTATGATGATCAGCCGCATCATCCCTGACTTCAAGTTTAGCGGATCGACTTCTGATGCGTCTGTGGATTTCACGATCAAGGGCAGCAACTTTCCGCTAGAGACCCCGACAACACAGGCGACGGCAACAGTCACATCTAGCACCACACAGTCCAACATCAGGACTCGCGCACGACACGCAGTGGTACGGGTAGAAAGTTCTGGCGCTGGCTTTGGTTGGCGACTGGGTGACTTGCGATTCGACATGCGACAGGACGGTAGGCGGTAATGGCAACACGACAGAATCCACTGCCAGTGCCTGCGCCAGAGTACGACGTTAGCAACGAAGCGATCACTCGACGCACGTTGGAGCAGGCGTTAGATCAAATAGAAAACGATGTAGAACTGGCTAAGACTCAGGGCGATAAGCCAGGGTCTCTTGCTATGCGTCGGTTTCAGTTTTTGTTGATGGGTGCATCGTGACGGATGTCATCAAGGTCTTAGGTCAGGTTGATGTTAGCGCAACCACTACAACGACTTTGTATACGGCACCAGATCTTACACAAACAACCGTCAGTTCCTTGGTGATCTGCAACAGAAGCGGATCAGCCATCACCTTTCGTGTCAGTATTCATGTTGGCGGTGCGTCAGCAGATGATAAGCAGTTTATATTTTTCGATGAAGACTTGGCAGCAACCACCAGTAGAACGGTGGTCATTGGCATATGCCTGTCGCAAACGGATGTAGTCAAGGTTTACGCAAGCGCAGCCAACGTAAGCTTCAACCTCTTTGGAGTGGAGACGAGCTAATGATGTATCAAAACCCAATGCCTCAACCGCCTATGCAGGCCATGGCTGACCAGATGGCTCAGCAAGGCCGATATGGCGACAGCATGATGGTTCACATGAACCCGATAGAAGTGGCTGGTATCGCCTCTCTGTCGCCCACAGGGCAGCTTACAACCAACCCGATGACGGGACAGCCGGAAGCGTTCTTGCCTTTCCTAGCTCCACTTTTAGGTAGTTTAGCAGGATCTACATTTCTTACAGGAGCGGCACTTCCCGGCATCCTAGGAGGAGGCGCTCTTAGTTCAGCAGCAGCAGGGGCCATAGGCTCTGGTCTCGCTACAGCAGCGGTTACTGGAGACCTGAAAGAGGGCTTAGTCTCTGGTCTTACAGGTTTCGGTATTGGTAAGGCTTTGGGAAGTGCGGCTCAAGCCCTAGATCCAGCGGTCACAGAAGCAGCGGCTAAGACCGCTGCCACAGAAGCAGTAGCGGCAGAGACTGTTGGCAACCTAGCTAAAACTGGAGCGCAAAGTGTAGTTGAGGGTGGGACTAGAGAGGCTGCAATCCAAGCTGCTCAAGATGCTGCCGCCCAAGGAGCGCAAGATGTTGCCACAGCGCAGGTGGCAGAGCAGTCTGCAAGGGCGGCTGCTGAGAAAGGTTTGGGTCAAGCATTTTTAGATCAACCTGGAAAGTTTGCTATGGAGGCAGGCAAGAATCTATTGTCTCCAGGAGTGGCAGCACCTATCGCTATAGGCGAGGGACAACGTGCTGCGATGGCTGCTCAAGACGAGCGTGATCGCATGTTCGGCAGAAGGGCTGCTGAGAGAGAAGAAGAGCTTGAAAGGATGACAGGTATACGCGATGCCTCAATTCGTCAAGTTGGTTCGGATTACGGCATTGACTACTCGCAGGAGTACGGCACCAGATACGCCGCTCAAGGCGGCATAACATCTATTGATCCAAATGACTTCCAGCGCCGAATGATGGAGCTACAGATGATGGGCAGAGAGCCTGTCCAGATGCGCGAAGGTGGGCCGGGAGAGATTAGAGGAATAAATCTATCTGGAGTCGGTGCTACATCAGGATTTGGTGCTCCAGCAGGAAGGCAGTCTAGGATTCGTGGGCCGGTCACCATAAAGCCAGAGGAGCTTGTTAACACGCGACCAGGCTTTCAGCCTGAAATCAGTTACTTCAGGCAACCTACGGAAGCGGAATCAGCGGCTGCTTTAGAGGCGATTACGGGCGGTAACGCAAATACAGGAACACCTAGTACAGGAATGCCTATAGACCCATCTTTGTATCAAGGCATTGGCGCTGTTGGTAAGGGCGGTATGGGAATGGCTCGTTCAGTTCCCGCAGAGGTTAGAAGAGCACAAAAAGTTCTCGAAGGTCGCGCTCCTAAAAGGGGAACCAGTAAGAAAAGACTTGAAGCACAAAAGATAGTTGATGCTTATGATTCTGGTGAGTATGACAACTATTACGACAGCATTGACGAAAATGTATATGGAATGCAGGAGGGCGGCGAGACTGAGATGAACCAACAAGCAGCAATGCGCTTGATAGAGCAAGTCTCTATGGCGCTGCTTGGTCGATTGTCTGAAGAAGAGTCAGAGGCCGTCATCAATCGATTCATAGATGAGTTCGGCTCTGAGGCTTTCCAGATGCTGCGATCACAGGTGCTGGAATCTGTGGTGCCCAACTCCCAGAAAGAAGGCATGATCGAAGGTGCAGGAAAAGGCATGGACGATCAAGTGCAAGGTATGATCGGTGACTCCCAACCAGTTGCTGTATCTCCTGGTGAGTTCATCGTGCCTGCTGATGTGGTATCTGGTATCGGTGATGGTGACACTAACTCTGGTGTGAAAGAGTTAGAGGGCATGATGGATCGAGTACGGCAAGAGCGTACTGGCACTACCAAACAGCCTGCACCTCTCGGTGCTATGGCAGGAGGCGCAATACCCGCATGAACAGTCTCTTAGAGTTTGATGAAAGCAAGATCAAAGATATCTCCAGAGAGCCAAAGGTTTGCCGCAAGGACGCGCCTAGAGAGATCACACACACGATAACGATGGTGCCCCCCAACTATCTGAACAGTCTTTGGCCTGATGTCAGAGAGCAGCTTGCCAGAGCGATAAAGCGTTCACACGGCAGATGGAATATGGAATTCTTGTACGCATCAATACTTAACGGTAATCAACAGCTTTGGCTTTCGTTTGAT